GAATCACATTGCTGATGACTTCTTTGCCTCTGTTTATCCTACTATTTCTTCTGGACAGAGCACAAAGGTAATTATCGTTTCTACCCCTAGGGGTATGAACCACTTCTACCGCATGTGGCATGACGCGGAGAGGGGTAAAAATGAATATGTACCAACTGACGTTCACTGGTCCGAAGTTCCAGGCAGAGATGAGGCATGGAAAGAACAAACTATTGCTAACACTTCAGAGCAACAGTTCAAGGTTGAGTTTGAGTGTGAATTCTTAGGTTCGGTTAACACTCTCATCAATCCAGCAAAACTTCGTAATCTTGTTTATGAAGATCCAATTCAAAGAAATGCTGGACTAGACATTTATGAAAAACCAAGAGCAGAGCACAACTATCTTATGACAGTTGACGTTGCTCGTGGATTGGGTAACGATTATTCTGCATTTGTTCTGTTTGATATCACGGAGTTTCCTTACAAAATTGTAGCGAAATATAGAAATAATGAAATTAAACCAATGCTGTTTCCAAGTGTCATACTGGAAACCTTAAAAGGTTATAATAATGCTTGGGTATTGGTAGAGGTTAATGATATTGGAGAGCAGGTAGCAAATATTCTCCACTATGATTTAGAGTATGAAAATATGCTTATGGCGGCAATGAGGGGTCGTGCAGGGCAAGTGATTGGTCATGGTTTTTCTGGTAAGAAATCCCAAATGGGTGTAAGAACAACAGCACAAGTTAAAAAACTTGGTTGTTCAAACTTAAAGACTCTTCTGGAAGATGATAAGTTACTAACACTAGACTATGACATTATATCAGAACTTACAACATTTGCACAAAAGCACAATTCATTCGAAGCAGAAGAAGGATGTAATGATGATTTGGCAATGTGCCTTGTCATTTTCTCATGGTTAGTAGCACAAGATTACTTTAAAGAAATGACGGACAACGATGTCCGTAAAAGAATATACGAAGAACAGAAAAATCAGATAGAACAGGATATGGCACCATTTGGATTCCTAGACGACGGAATTAGTGAAATGACATCATTTACAGATTCGAATGGAGACAGATGGCATACTGACGAATATGGCGATCGTTCATTTATGTGGGAGTATTATTAATGAACTTTGATGACCAGCTAAAATTAGGTCATCTTCTTCTCTACGAAAGAGAGTGTAGGGTGTGTGGGGAAAGAAAAAATCTTATCGACGGTTTTTACAGAACAAGGAAAGATAGGGGTCCAGTAGCATCTTCATATTCTTATGAGTGTAAAGACTGCACTAAGCATAGGGTTAAAAAGTGCTCAGAAAATTGGGAATATCCCGATTGGTAGATATCACGTCCAAATTCCCCACTAAAAATAGGTATTTTCATAAATATTTTCAGATAATTCTGGACCAAGGAGAACACCAAGATGCCTCTAAATTTAGCATCTCCTGGAATTGTAGTAAGAGAAGTTGACTTAACCATTGGAAGAGTCGATCCAGTTTCTGGTTCGGTTGGGGCGCTTGTTGCTCCATTCGCAAAAGGACCTGTCGATCTTCCCCAATTGATCGAAAATGAGGATGACCTCTTAGACACTTTCGGCAGACCATACTCAGTCGATAAGCACTACGAACACTGGATGGTTGCCTCATCTTATCTTGCTTACGGTGGAACTCTTAGAGTTTCCAGAGCAGATGATCAGCAACTGAAGAACGCATTCGTAGGTGCTGCTTCAAGCATTAAGATCAAGAGCACCGAACATTATGAGCAACTCGGTTATGACGAGAATGCTATCACGAACGTAACTGTTGCTGCAAGAAATCCAGGAACCTGGGCAAACGGAATTAAGGTTGCTATCATTGACGGTAGAGCAGACCAGATTCTGACCTCTACTGGCATTGGTACTGGAATTTCAGTAGGATACGGATTTACTGCTGCAGTGCCCTCAGGGACCGTTATCGCTGGTGCAGGAACAACTTCTTTACTGGATGGATACTTCCAGGGAGTTATTACTGAAATCGCAAGCGACAATGAAATTTCAGTAAAACTGGTTAAGCACGTTTCTGCTGCTGGAACTGCAACAGACGTTGATTATCAGCAAAACGGTGTTTATGCTCTTCCTAACGTAGGTAGCATTGGCATTCATACTGATGCAACTGGTTCAGTAAACGCACCACTTTATTCCAGATCATACATTGGAGAAAAGGATTGGTTTGAGAATCAATCAATTAGCCTTTCTGTTGGATCTCTTGAGTGGGATGCATTATCAAACAGACCTGGAACTTCTGATTATGTCGCTTCTAGAGGCGGTAGATTTGACGAAGTACACGTTGTTGTCATTGACGACAAAGGAACAATCACTGGTAATGCTGGATCAATCCTTGAGAAGCACCTGAATCTTTCTAAGGCGAAGGATGCAGAATTCTCTGTTGGTTCACCTTCTTACTGGAGAAAGTATCTCTTCACCAACTCCGAATACATTTTCGGTGGTTCTGCTCCTGTTGGAGTTACAACTATCGCTTTCAGCGACAATGGTGTTTCACAATTTGAACTTGATGCTGACGCTGGTTGGGATCAAGATGCTGACGGCGTTAACTTTGCTGGTGCTGGTTCACTCAGTCTGACACTCGCTGGTGGTCTTAACTATCAGGGTAAGACGGATCTCACCACTGCAATGTCACTCTATTCTGGACTCGATGATATTCAGTCTGGATATACTAAGTTTGAGAACACTGAAGAGTATGAAGTAGACTTCATTCTCATGGGTTCTGCAAACTACAGCAAAGAGCAGGCACAAGCACTTGCTAACAAGTGTATTGCAGTTGCGGAAGCAAGAAAGGATGCTGTTGCATTCATTTCACCATACAGACAAGCATTCTTAACTGATAACACTGTTGGAACTGTAACGGTCAATGATATCGATACAATCACCAACAATGTCGTAGGTTTCTATGCTCCAATCACCTCCACAACATATGGAGTCTTTGATAGTGGTTATAAGTACATGTACGACCGCTTCAATGACACATTCCGCTATGTTCCTCTGAATGGTGACGTTGCTGGTACTTGTGCCAGAACAGACATTCAACAGTTCCCATGGTTCTCACCTGCTGGAACTTCAAGAGGAGCAATCCTGAATGCAGTTAAACTGGCATACAACCCAGGAAGAAAGCAAAGAGACATTCTCTATACAAATAGAATCAACCCAGTTATCTTCTCACCTGGAGCAGGAATCATCCTCTTTGGTGATAAGACTGGATTTGGTAAGTCTTCCGCATTCGATAGAATCAACGTCCGTCGCTTGTTCATCTATCTGGAAGACGCAATCTCTGCTGCCGCTAAGGACTTCCTGTTCGAGTTCAACGATGAAATCACAAGAACCAACTTTGTGAACATTATTGAACCATTCCTCCGCGATGTTCAGTCCAAGAGAGGCATCTTTGATTATGTCGTTATCTGTGATGAGACCAACAATACTGCTGCAGTCATTGACAACAATGAGTTCGTAGCAGATATCTTCATTAAACCTGCAAGATCGATCAACTTCATCGGTCTGACCTTCATCGCCACCAGAACTGGTGTTGCATTTGAAGAAGTAATCGGCTCCGTTTAATTCAATTAGAGGTTAAAACAAATGCCAGCTAGAAATCAAATTAATCCACCCCCACTAAGAAAAATTACCGACTTCAAGAGTAAGTTAACGGGTGGTGGCGCTCGCGCCAACCTCTTTGAAGTCGTTCTTACTTTCCCTGACGCTGCTCAACCAGACTCAGTTGTTCTTGAGAAGTCAAGATTTTTGGTCAAGGGTGCAAATATGCCTGCATCCAACATTGCCCAAATTGAAGTTCCTTTCAGAGGTCGTGTTCTGAAAATCGCAGGTGATAGAACCTTCGATTCCTGGACCGTCACTGTTCTGAACGATACTGACTTCTCCATTCGCTCTGCTTTCGAGCGTTGGATGAACACTATCAACAGAGTATCTGATAACACTGGTCTGGTTAATCCAGCAGACTATCAAGCAGATGCTTATGTTTACCAGTTAGACCGTGATGGTTCTACCTTGAGATCATATCGTTTCTACGATGTGTTCCCAACTCAGGTATCTCCAATTGAACTTTCTTATGATGCTCAAGGTATCCAAGAATTCACTGTTGAACTTCAAGTTCAGTGGTGGGAAGCTACTAAGGGCACTGGTGCAAATGCTGGTGGTGAAGACATCAACTAAATAGAAGAATAAAGGGTACTTAGTTTTATACTATGGCAAAACTTTTTGGTTTTTCTATTGACGACAAACAGAATAAATCACCTTCGGTTATCTCCCCCGTTCCTGAAACTAATCAGGACGGGGTTGATAACTATATTTCTAGTGGATTCTATGGTCAATATGTCGATATTGAAGGTGTATATCGAACAGAGCATGATTTAATTAAAAGATATAGAGAAATGGCACTGCACCCAGAGTGTGACGGTGCTATTGAAGACGTTGTTAACGAAGCAATCGTTAGCGATCTTTATGATTCCCCAGTAGAGATCGAACTTTCTAATCTTAATGCAAGCGACAATCTTAAGGCTAAGATTAGAGCAGAGTTCAAATATCTCAAAGAAATTTTAGACTTTGATCGCAAATCGCACGAAATATTCCGCAACTGGTATGTTGATGGTAGAGTATATTATCTGAAAGTTATTGACATGAAGAATCCCCAAGCAGGGATTCAAGAATTGAGATATATTGATCCCCTAAAGATCAAATATATTCGTCAAGAAAAGAAGAAGTCTGGCAATCAATTAGATACTGGTTATGCCAGGATTAATGGGAAGAGTGAAGACGTTTTAAATGGTCCCGAATTCGAAGAGTATTTTCAATATACACCTTCACCAAGTTATCCAACTTCCGCGATGGCAGCATCGCGTGGTGGAGCAAAGGCAGTAAAGATTGCAAAAGATTCAGTCACATACTGCACTTCTGGTCTTGTAGATAGAAATAAGAATACTGTTCTTTCATATCTCCACAAAGCAATCAAGGCACTCAATCAACTGAGAATGATTGAAGATTCCTTGGTTATTTACAGACTTTCGAGAGCACCAGAACGTCGT